GGCATCTCGTCCTCACAGAAAAGAAAAACCCCTCATATACAGGGAAAAGGACGCACAATACACATTATGTCTAATAAGTTTTGTTGATTATCAACGACTTACACAATATGTGCACGCTAGTATGGGGTGGAGGGGGTCAATGCGTGCGGTTGCGCTAGATAGATGTATCTTCAGACGGCCCTTAAAAAAATAGTACCCTCATAGGCCTTTACCTTAGAACAAAATTAGCGAAGCTAACGTCCCTGTTGTGGACTTGTATTCCTTAAGGAAACCGCATCTTAAGGAAACCTGATCAAAGGGATACCACTTCTTAAGACACGTATATAATGATTAAGGGCGAAGTTCTAAGGACAGTTCATTACATTCACTAGTTCTTTATGGCTTGGCTTCCTTAAGGTATACATAGTATACCATATGGGTAAACAACCTGTCAAGTCTTTTTTAGGGGTACAGTAAATTGACATAGGTATGATAGGATACTAGTAATACAATTATGGAAGACAAGGAAGAACTGATGAAGGAAATATCTGAGGCTATCCAAAAGGTAGCCAGGGAGAAAGAAGTCCTTCAGATCAGAAGTATAAGTAGACATAATCCTGACAAGGTAGCTGAGATTCTATATCTTTCTAGTATAGGTAACAGCCAGACTAGGATAGTCAAGAAGTACGGCTTTGACAGGACTACAGTAATAAGTATCCTTACTGACTACGCTGACCACATAGGTAAGTTCAGGGAACTCAGTGGTAGGCTAGCTGCCAAGAACTATTTGAACCTCTCCAGTCTAGAAGAGGATCTTATTGATAAGGTCCGTGACAGAATGGAGAATGACCCAGAGATGGAGGTAGGTTTCAGGGATCTCAAGGAGCTATCAATAGCCAAGGCTAATGCTTCTAGGGAAGCTCTGACAGCTAGGGGCGAAGCCACCCAGATTACTGAGGACAGAAAGGTATATACACAGGATGAATACGAGGCTACCATCAAGGCAGCTAGGGAAAGAATACAGAAGGCAAAGATAATAGAAGCGGAGGTTCAGGATGCCTAGGTCAATACTAGATGACAGCTATGATCCAATCTATGACCAAGTAAGTGGAATACTAGGTGAACACTTCGAGCATTGGTGCTTCATAGTAATGAATGAAGAGGGAGAAGTATATTTTGATTACGATCACCTACCCAGTGGCAGGATGCTTATTAGTGAAATGCACCAGGAGGTAAAACTAGATGACAGGAGTCTAGATATTGACTGGGGAGAAGATGACAGGGAAGAGGATGAAGATGGAACTATTGTTCACTAAGCACCCAATACTTCAACCGCCATCAGATGAAGATATAGTAGCGCTTGGTGAGATTGATCCCAAGTTGTTGTACAGTCTGCACGAGGCTCACGAGGGTAGAATACGTGCTGCTGAAAGTGATCCACTACGTCACGGCTTTGATCTACCTGGCTGGGACAGGATGCGTGAAGCTATTGAAAAGTACGATGAAGTAATTACATTCGGCGGTAACAGAAGTGGTAAAACAACTGGGTGTGCAAAGATGCTGATGCAGGCAGTTACACAGAACCAGGATGGACACGTTGTGTGCTTCAGCCAGAATGCCGATACATCCGTAAAGGTACAACAGGCTGCGGTCTGGGAGATGATGCCTAAGGAGTTCAGAAAGAAGACCAAGAGTATAGAGGGGTATATTAACTTCAGTATGCAGAATGGTTTTACTGGTAGTAGCTTTATCTTTCCTGATACCAGGACTAGGGTGGACTTCAAGACCTATACACAGTTCAGTAATAACCAGACTATCTTGGAGGGCTTTGAGTTCGGCTTCAAGAAATCCAGTAGTATAAATCTAGGAGCCTGGCTGGATGAGTACCTAGGTGATGCTGCCCTGGTAAATACACTTAGGTTTAGATTAGCTACAAGAAACAGTAAGATGATCCTGGGGTTTACCCCTATTGATGGATACACACCATTTGTTTCCGAGTACCTAAAGGGGGCTGAAACATTGGAGACACGTCACGCAGATCTTCTAGGTAAAGATGTACCAGTAAAACAATACAGCCCAGAAAGAGATGCTGGTATTGTGTACCTGCATTCGGATGAGAATCCGTTTGGTGGTTATGATCGGATAGCCAAGGACCTAAGGAATGAACACGAGGACAAGATAATGGTTCGTGCCTACGGGTTACCTACTAAGTCAATGACTTCATTGATACCTAACTTCTCACCTGAGTTAAATGTTCTTAGCGAGGAACCCAACAGGCACGGTATGGTATTCCCAGCCTTGAATACAATGACCTGGTATCAGGTTGTGGACCCAGCCTTTGCTAGAAACTATGTAGCTCTGTGGGCTGGTGTAACAGAACAGGGTGAAATATATATACGTAGGGAGTGGCCTGACAGGGACACCTACGGTGAGTGGGCGCTTTTCGGTGACCCAAAGTGGAGATACGGACCAGCTGCCAAAAAGATTGGTATGGACGTAGAGAGTTACGTTGAACTCTTTGAGGAGATTGAAGACGAACTAGGCATAGAAGTAATGGAGAGGGTCGGTGACTCACGTTTCTTTGCAAAAGAAAATGAAAACAATGTTGATTTATTTACCACGTTCTATGACTACGGTATGAGTTTCATACCATCCGATGGTCAAACAGAACAGATTGGTTGTACCGCACTTGATGAATGGTTCAGCTATAACCCTAACTACGAAGTGGACGAAGCCAATCGGCCCCGCTGTTATGTACATCATAGCTGCGGTAACCTGATTGAAAGTATAATTAACTATAACTCAGCTGGTAAATCAGATGAGGCCCTGAAGGACTTCTTTGACGTACTTAGATATTTGAGGATGTCAAACGGTGGATACGGACCTGATTATTTTGCATCAAGCGAAATGGAGACAACAGCTAGAGCAACAGGAGGATATTGATGAAAGTACGATTAAGTAAATTAGCAGAAGAACAAGATGTTGATTTTGAAGAAGCTCTAAGTATAGCTACAGAAAAATTACCAGAGGGTAGCCTTACAGGCAAAGGTAAAAACACTTGGGTCAACGAACAAGGGGCTGAGATACTCAGCAAGTCCCTGATGATTGATGAGATTATACCCAAGCACTACGAAGGTATAGTAACAGCAGAATGCCCGAACCCTAGATATAATTATGTTATAAACAAAGAAATAGGTAAAAAGGTAGCAATGATGGTCCCCAGAACAAAGAAGGGAATGCTGGTAGGAAAGAAGGTTACCTTTGAAGCTATTGAGGACATTAAAGGTACAAGTTATCGTTATGTGCAAAAACCCAGATACTCTTGATAGGGAATGGTGCAGAGAACAAGTGGATCGTTTTGCATCCTGGGAAATCTTTAGACGTACCGTTCTTCACGAAACCAGAGTCCCTATGACTAATGCAGAGCTATGTGATACAATAGGCGTTTCATCAACCTATACTGTAAGGTTACTTAAATCCATACAGAAACGACTATTTCTAGAAGATGCTGAATGATTCAATTTCTGAGTCCCTGACATACGTCCAGGACGAACCCGACATCAAGACTCTCCGTTATGCTTATGACCAAACGGTCACTGAGCTGGAGTCCTACTTTGACCTCTGCCGTACTAGCTACGATGACCGCAGAAATTACTGGCCAGGTAAAAGCAGAGATCACCGCAAACACGGTTCCGATGCCTTTCCTTGGGAGGGTGCATCCGATATGGAGTGCCATCTTATTGATGAAAGGATTACTCGTCTAGTATCACTGTTTATGTCCGCACTGAACCGTGCTAATGTACGTGCCTTTCCAGTAGAGAGCGGTGACATAGCCAGAAGTAAGGTAGTATCAGGTTTCCTTAAGTGGATGGTAAGTTCGGGTTACATACCTCGCTTTCACAGGGAGATGGAACTAGCAGCTAACTATATGCTGGAGAGGGGTATAATTATTTCCTACGTAGGCTGGCAGATGGAGGACCGCAGGTTTATACAGGAACTGGACATTGAACAAATCAGCCAGTTAAGCCCAGAGATAGCAATGGCTGTCCAGGAAGGTAACTCGGACGAAGAACTAATACTTTTACTTCAAAATGTTTTTGAGGGCGTTACTGAAAAAAGAGCAAAGAAAGCACTAAAGGATCTACGCAAAAAGGGAACCGCTGAGTTGCCTGTAGTCCGAAGACAAGTCAATGCGCCTGACGTTAAGACGTTAGCCCCTGACGGAGACTTCTTCTTTCCTACTTATGTGACTGACCCTCAGCGAGCGCCTTACTGCTTCTGGCGTACTTACTATACCCCGCAAGAACTAGAAAACAAAGTCGTCACCGATGGATGGGACGAGGACTTCGTTGAATACGTTATTGAAAAATATCGTGGTGTAAACATAGATAGTATAGAACGTGAACAGGAAGGTCGCCGTAGCTTAAGCCTAACGGACAATGCCTACGAAGCTGAGGAGTTAATTGAACTCTGTTATGGTTATCAAAGGCTAATAGATGAAGAGGATGGAGCAGAGGGTATTTAT